CTGCGGGCACGTACACGTTCCGCGTCGAATTCACTGACGGCAGCGGCGCTGTGCGTTCGGCGACGGTCGGCGTAGACGTCACACCCGCCACCGGCGCGGGCGGGGTGGTCGTCCGCGTCGACCACTCTGTAATTTCGCAGGTAGTTTGGGACAGTTTTGCAACTGATTTGGGACACTTTGCAGCTGGTTTGAGCCCACCCAGAGCAAGCCCAGATCAAGGCGTAACGCCGGCGCTCCAGCCGGCGGACTTGTAGACCGAGAGCTTGTCCTCGGCCACGATGTAGGCGATCCAGCCTGGCTGCGGGACGTGGTACTCCCAGGCGCCCGCGATGCGCACGGCGATCTGATTGGTCTTGCCTGACCACGCGCCCGTGGCGCCCGACGGGATGATGTAGCGGTCGCCGTTGCTCGGGCTGGCGGGTGGCGTGGTGGTGGTGCGGTCGATCACGGACAAGCCCACCAAGGCCCCAAGGCGCTTCAGGTTGGCGTCCATCCCAGTGTGCCAGCCGGATTCGCCAAGCGTCCAGCCGTACGTGAGGCCCAGATTCGGATCGGTCGATGGCATCCTGTTGTCCCCCTTATGCGCCGCCCCAGTACTGCCCGTAACGCAGTCCGTAGCCGGCGCGGTCCACGGTGATCGAGTGCTTGTAGAGGCTCGCGGACGTGCCGTTGCCGTCGGTACGGCTGGCCTCGACCTCGAGCTTGATGCGGTCGTCGCTGGCGGCGCCGTCGCTGGCCGCATCGGCGAGCGTCCAGGTCTGGCTGGTGCCGGCCAGCCCGGAATATGTGCGCCGCAGCGTGGTCTGGCTCGCGCCGCCGTAGATGCGGATGGTGGTCGTCTGCCCGGCCTCGGGGGCGATGTCGGCGTCGGTCTGCAACACCGGCGCGGCGGTCTGCGTGGCCCGGTTGCGGCGCGACCATGTAATGACGAGGTCGCCCGCCACACAGGACGGATATGCCGCGCCGTTGAGTTTGACGTTGCCCGGAGGGTATGGCCGGATGAATCGCTGCTGGATGGACCGCGTGATGGTCGTCGCGGAGGCGACGGACAGCTCGCCGCGCCCGGTTTTCGGGGTCAGGCGCAACTGTGCCGTCTCGCCGAAGACGTATTCCGGCTGGATGTAGTGCGGCGCGACGAACCAGATGCGCGCGCCTGCCGAGTGAGCAGCCGGCACCGTGTCCAGCACGCCGCGCGCGAGCGTCACCTGGTTTGCGGCGAGGTCCACGGCCGTCACCAGCAGCCACTCGTCGTCGACGATGGCCAGATCGTCCACCGCTACGCGCGGCAGGTCGATCGCCGAAGACAGCGTCACGGTGACCGATGCAGCGCCCTGCGCCATTGCCGCCGTCAGGAGCGCGGTCGGCGCGAACGCGCCCCGGCCGCGGTCGGCCCAGGTCGACTTTGCCGGATCCCACGCCCACGCGTGGTAGTCGATGGCGTCCGCACTCGGCCGCGCACCCAGCGACGCCACCATGCCGTCTGTGGGGTCGATGTCGTTGAGGATCGATGGGATCTCGCCAACCACGTCCTGCACGATCTGCCAGTACGGCACCTCGTAGGCGAACTGCGCCGGGCACGGAGCCGGCGCGCTGATGGGATCGGTCCAGCCGGACGACGGCGTGGCGGCATAGCTCGCCTGCGGCAGCCGGAACACGTCCTGCACGGCCTCGATGCGCACCCGCCCGTCGGTCGTGTCGCCGTAGGCGATGCGCGCGACCCTCATGATCAGCTCGGAGATACCCCATGCTGGCCAGCTGAACTTGAACGGGTCGCCCGGCAGCAGGTGGCTAATGCTGCGGTCCGCCACGAGCGTCACGCGCGCCAGCGCTGCGCCGCGCTGGCGCAGCTCGCGCTCGGCCACGCGCGCCGCCAGCGTCGCCTGCGAGATGCCTGGCATGGCGATCGATTCGGAGACGATGCCGCCTTGCGCAGCGACCAGCGCGATGTCCTGAACGGTGATCGCCGCATCCTTGTCGGTCGGCCCGTCGCGGTAGGTGAGCACGATCTGGTTGACAAGCTCGCCGAGCGCCGGGCGCGAGAAATCGGACGCCTCGATCACGTTGGCCGGACTGAGCACCGGCAGACTGGCCGGGTTGTAGTCGTCGCGCACCAGGCGCAGCGTGAACTGCCCGGTGCGTGGATGGACGAACAGGGCGCCGTCGATGTGCCGCATGATCGAGGCGAGGAAGTCCTCGATGGTCGATTCGCGGTCCCATACGATCGACAGTCCGAAGCCCTCGCCGTAGAGGGTATCGGCCGCCGCCGTGAAGGCGGTGTCGTCGATGTCGGTGGCGCTGTAGCCAAGGCCCCAGTCCTGATTCGTCAAGCATTCGCGGACGATGTGCGCCGGGTTCGCGTCGCCGCTGCCGATCGCGGCCTGCGCCGCGTACCAGCCGGCCGGGATGCGGCGCAGGCGGAATCGCCATGGCTTGATGTACGGATTCATGGCGGAGAGCAGACCGCGCCAAAGCACGGTCGTCACACCCCGGAACGCCGGCGTGTCGGATGCTCCGAACTTGCTTTGCAGGTAGCTGCTAGGCGCCTGCGAAGCGCTCCCGAACATCACGTCGAGCGTGCCGTCGACGCCGCCTTCGCGCTCCTCGCCGCCGAACAGGTCCCGCATGCTGATCGTGATCGTGCCGTTGGCCGTCAGGTTGCCGGTCCATGCGCTGCGGTCGCCGACGATGACCTCCGTCAGCGCGTCGGCCGGGCCGTGCGCGAGCGCCATGTGCAGGCTGGCGCCGTACCAGTAGCCGACGGTGACCTTCTTACCCATTGCGCAGGCACCAGACGGTTGTCAGAGCAATCGCAACCAGCATCAGCATCGCGACGCCCCACGCTATCGCGTCCATGCCTCGGACTCCGCTGCCGCAATCACGGGCCGCGCCAGCGCGTCACCGGTGGCCCGCAGCACGGCCGCCGGCACACCTTCGACGACGAACCGAGCCCAGTCGATGCCGTGGGAGCGCGCCCAACGGCGCGCCCCGCGCATGCAGTAGCCGGCGCGGCGGACGTGTTCGACGCGCACGATCAACTCGTCGCTCACTTCTTGCCTCCGTCGCGCCGGATGGGATCCACGGTGACATCGCCCCACCACACGACGTTTGGCTGCGACAGCACCCGCGTGCCGAAGAGCACCGGAATGGGCGCGTCCTGGCTGGCGATCGGGATGTCGCGATCTCCGATCTGTCCCGGCTGGGCATCCGGGATGCGCTGGCGCGGCGCCAGCGCCCACGAAACGACCGCCGACACGATCCACATCACGACGTAGTGCCACATATGCGCGCTCCCCTACACGATCGCGTCGCCCGCAAACGGGTTTTTGCGCGGGATCCAGGGGAAGCCGCCGAAGTTGGCCACATTGGCAAACCGATCGCGGCACGTCGCGAGCAGGTGATCGCACCCCGCGTACATCATCACCGAGGCCCCGGCCACGAGGCCAACCACGGGCGCAGCCAGCGTCAACGTCGTGCCGCTGTGAGCGACGATCATGCGGCGCACGGAGCCCGCCTCGAGCATCCCGGCGACGAAGTAGCCGTTGGGCTTCGTGCCCGCCTCGTTGATGGTGACCACGCTTCCCGAGACCGTCTGCACCGTGCCGGCGACCCGGAAGGTGCTCGCGGACGCACCGCAGCCTGCGGAGTACAGCGCGTGGCGGCAGGTGAGCGAGTAGCGCGCGCGCGGCCCGACCCGGCGCATGCTGGCGAGCAGCGGCTCGCAGCGCAGCGCGAGCTCGGATCCGGTCAGTCTCGCCCCGGCCACCCGGCCACGCCAGTAGACGATGACCTCGCTGGCCGAGTCGGTAATGTGCATCCGGTAGATCGTGAGCGACACGGAGGCGTCCGCTGGCGTCGAGACGAACAGCGATGCCAGCGCGTGGTCGCGCGGCAGCCGCACCTCAATCCCTGACCGCGCGATGTCCTGCCCGATCTCGGGCGCGCCGCGGCGCACGGCGGCCGGCTCGTAGGTCTCGCCCTGATACGTGTACGAGGTCGGAAGGTTCGTCAGCAGCCAGCGCGTGGAGCCATGAACGAACCGATACAGCTCGCGCGGCGCGCCGCCCGAAATGCTGGATTCCTCACCCTGATAGCTCATGGCGTCGCTCCGCCGCAGTAAACGGTCCGCTCCCAGCGATCCTTGGCGTCAGGACGTGCGGCCGACTTGATCGATGTCGGCAGCCACTGCATGTTCGATGGCGAATCGCACCCGCCACACGCCAATGGGATCACGTGGTCGACCTGCCACCCGGGACATGTCCCGCGCGTCAGGCCGGTGGATGGGCATGGGTGCGTGCGGACGAACGCCGTGCGTGCCGCGCCGCTGCGCAGGATGCTGCCGTCCGCGCTGCGCGGAATCTGCGACGAGTTCGCGTAGCAGACGCGAGGATCCGCATCGGTCTGCATCGCTGCGCGTGAGGCCGTGCAGCCGAGCAACAAGGCGATGACGACCAGTCGAGCGATCATTGTTTGATCAGCCGGAACGTGGCGGTCAACCGCGCCACCGAATCGGACTCGTACGCGATCTCGACGGCGTCCGACTCCAGCCGCGCCAGCGCGAGCCACATGACGCGGCGCACGTCTGCGGGCTGCAGCGCCACGCCGAGTGCGCTGTCGATGGAGATGGAGTCCTTCGTCGCGTCGACGGCGGCCACGCCGGTGACGGCGCGGTGGTACACGGCGCCGCCCGCGGTCTCGATGCGCAGCGCCGGGCGCAGTGCAGAGGCGCCCACGTACTTCCCCGAGCCGGTCGCATCCACGACGATCGACGTATCCCCGGATCCGATGGCCTGCACCACCCGCAGATCGTCCGCCCATGACGGCAGCCAGAGCGCCGACAGACGGCCAGCGCGCGCGGACGCCCAACGCTTCCACCTGTCGATGGCGGTGCGGCCGGAGAGGATCCACGTGTAGGTGCGGCGGATGACTGGCGAGCCGCTCGTATCGTCGCGCATGACGATGCCGCTGAGCGAATCGAGCACCGCCCAGGTGCGCGCCCATTCCTCGCCAACATCATCCGCGCGGTCGGGTCGCTCGTCGAGCACCGCGCGGCCGGAGTAGGTCGGCCCGATCTCCTGCGCCGTGCGATCGCGGGCGGATGACTCGTCGACCGACCATCGCACCGTTGCCGCTGCCAGCGCGTCGGTTGGCCGCGCAACAGGCACCGCCTCCTCGAGCGTCGCCAATACGCCGGGCATGACGCGAGTTCCGGCGGGCCACGCCTGCTGCGTTGGCAGCGCGAGCGTGAGCGTGTTGCCTGCGATCGAGGCGATCTGCGCTGCCTCTGCGGTGCGGTCGCGCTCGATGACGACGTAGCCGCCGGCCGCGTAGTCCTTGAGCGCAGCGTCGGTGACGGTGATCGTGGTCGCACCAGCGGACAGCGTCGCGGAAAGTCGATCCGCCTCCCACCACACTGGCAGCAGGAAGGCGCGGCTGCCCCACCCGAACAGCAGCGCCTCCATCCGGCGCATCACGTCAGCGCGCGGTGCAAGCAGCCGGTACTCGATCGCGCGGCGCGCATGCTGGCGCATGCGCACGCGCTGCTCGGTGCCGTCGTAGTGGGCGTGCACGTCGGTCGCCCAGGTCAGGCGCTCGAGCACGCCGCCGCCCCAGTCCGGGCCGAAGCTCCACACGACGATGCGGCGGCCGACGACGCGGAAAGCCGGATCCTCCGCGCCGAAGTCGAACTCGTAGCGCGCGTCGATGACCGGCGCGCCTGCGAGCTTGGCCGTGAGCGTGTAGGTGCGCGCCTGCAGCGGCGCGTACGACAGCGGCGGTGCCGACTGGCCGGACAACAGCAGCCCGTCTGTCGTCCCGCTGGCGGTGATCGCGCCGAGCGTCTTCTGCGTGAAGTGCGCGTTCCAGACCTCGACCTGGCGCTGCGTGTCGGTGACGACATTGCCAACATCGACCACGGCCGGATAGACGTGCACGCGGTAGTAGAAGTCGTCGCTGTACGTGCGCGCGAAGTAGCCTGTGCGGGCCGTGCCGTTGGCCTCCACCGGCAGCATCGACATGAGCGCGGCTGCGCCCGGCGAGCGCAAGGCCGCGTGCGTTGCGATGCTGTTGATCCACCCGCTCGCGTACGCGTCCAGGTCGTTGCTGATGTAGCCCGGATCGACGTACCCGGCGTCGGATCGCCGCGCGATGAACCCAGGAATCGTAGGCATCTACGGCCCCAAGTAGCGTATTGCCCAACCGAACGTGCCGGTGTGGTCGATGGAGTTGCCTCCATTGCGCGCCGCCGTGTTCTTGCGGTGCCACGGATAGACCTTCCACTTGTCCGAGCCAAGCGTCAGGACGTCGCCGGGTGTGAGGTTGTCGATGCGCAGCA